CCAATACGACCATAACTTGCTTCTCTTTCTAATAAATCCTTATCGTCAAATCTCAATGGGTCTGTCGGTTTCCCTACCAGTTCATGTGTCCATGTATTGTTTATTATAGGTGCTAGATTAGACCCATAGGATTTGATTTGCTTCTCAGAAGGGTATCTTGCAGTCCAATATCGGACTTTATACCCTCTCTCTTGAAGTTTGTTATAAATACTTTGTTCTGTTTGTGGTGTACCTAAAAATATAATTCTTGAACCTTCAGGTTTCACAATAGCTTCAAACTCTTTAATAGCTTCTCCTAGTTTATCTCTCATAAACTGAGTTTGAGTATTTCCTGAAGTTTCTATATCATCTGCAATAATTAAGTCTGCTCTACTTCCAGTAAGCTGTGAAGTTATACCTAAAGATTTAACTGAAGGTTGGTGACTTGCTAATGCAGGTGCTACATCAAAACTAATTTTAGATTGTCTTTGACTTTCTGAAGGTTTGAGATGTTGTAATATTGGCATCTCAGACAGTAATCTTAAACAAAATGTACTGAAATCATCTGCTCTATTCTTAGAAGCTGATACCACTAATATATTTATTTGTGGATTTAATAATAATCTCCATAAGACATAAGTAGATGTAATCCAACTTTTTCCTACTCCCCTAAACGCACTAATAATAGTTCGCTTGTCACCAGTAGCAATATAATCTGCTATAGAATATTGCATGGTACTTGGATTAGGCAATCTTAAATGCTTCCAAGTGAGATACAGAAAATTTCTAAAATCTTTTAATTTTTCGTGCATAATTGTCTAAAACCCTTGATTTTCCTTGTATTTTAACCTATTGTATTATTTGCACAAGTATTATATTCTGGTGCAATTAATTTGGTAGATATATGAAACACTATTTAATAGAACAACAAGACAGGGTTAAAGCTAACAAGTTTGTTAGACTATGGCATAGACATAATAAAAATGTTGTTCCTAAAATTCAATTTAGATTTGCTTTAGCAATATGGGAAGTAAGACCGATTGCTGATGGTTATGGTTATAGTTTTACTCAAATGGGTTGCATAATAGTTGGCAATCCATGTGGTAGATTTAAAAAAGCAAATAATTTAGAATTTAGAAGAGTTTGTTTTCACCCAAGTTTTCAACCTACAAAAAAAGATATGTTAATGTTTGACAGAAACAAAAAAGCTAGAGTTAAAATGTTAAGTTATGAAAAAGGTATTTGGAACTTAAAATGTAAAACTTTTACTTTACCTAGTTTTATAATTCGTTGTGCTGTTCAATTTATAAAAGAAAAATATAGGAATGTTGGTAAATTAGTTTCTTATACAACTGTTAATGAAAGTGGTTCTTATTATAAACACGCAGGTTGGCAACATGACCATACTGTTAAAGGTAATGGTTTAGGTTGGCAATCAAGAAAAGGTAGAAAAAAATTTAGAACAATAGATAAAAAAAGATTTGTTCTTAATTTGACTTAACTAGCTTTTTTTCAGCAAAAGGTAATTCTTTTACTAATTCTTCTAATGGATTTGAATTAGTAGGAACTGCATCAATACCATTATCTTTTAAAAATTGTCTAGCTACATTCAAATCACTAGCTTTAACATCTGGGTCTTTTATTTTATTTAGCAGTTGTTCTGCAAGTAGCGAATGTAGTTGTTGTAATTTATCACTCATGGTATCATTTCCCAAAGTTTCTTTTCTTCTTCTAATTTTGTTATTTTCTTTTGTAGTTTGCCATTTAGTTTTTTATGTTCGGCATTAATTTCTTTTAATCTTTTTATTTCATTTTCATAAGACATATCTTCACCATGTTCTTTATGTTTTTTATAAGTTCTTTTATTATTTTTTTGTAACACTTTTACAAAACTTGCAAAATCCTTGCAGTCTTTATTAGTCATTACCATTATTCTATAATTTTTAATATTTTCTTTTCACCCATGTAAATTTCAGTTTGTGCTTTAACCATTTTGCAACTAAATTTAACTCTTTGTGGATTTACCTCTTTAATAGCTATTCTTTTTGACTTCATGCAGTGAGATAACTTTTCTTTATAAGTCATTTCTACTAAATCTCCATTTAAGTACATTAATAAAGCAACCACAGTTTCAATCATTAATGGTCTCCATTAGAAAATTGTCTTTGTTTATCTTTTAGTTTTTCTACATCTTCTTGTAGTTTCTCAATAATACCTTGTTGAAATTCTATAAGAATATTCTGTTCTTGGTCATTTGCTGACATACCCATTTCACCTCTTGGGTATTTTATTGAAAATTCAACTACATTTTCTAAATCTTTTTCAATCATTAATAATTTAGTTGAATGATTATTTAATTTTTCTGTAACACCAAAGTATGCCCAAACTCCTATTGCTACAGCACCAATGATACTTATTAAGTTTTTCATTGGCATACTTATTGAAGTCTGCTCTGAAATTTTCATTATCTAAAATAACTAAACGCAGTATAAACTGTACCTATAATTCCTATTAAAAATACTAGTACACTTACAGTTCCTTTTGATTTATTCATAAATTGTTTAAGTTCTAATATGTCTTTTCTATTTTGTCTTATTTCATACAAAATCATATCCATTTGGTCTTTACTGGTTGTGCCACACCGACAAGGTTTAATTGATGCTTTTCTTTTCTTTATAGTCATTAATAAAAATTATAAATTCCTCTAATACAAATTATTACAAATAAAAATTCCATTAATGCTCTTGGTGTGTCTCCATCTTTATAAGCAAAATAAGTCCACATACCTGTTGATACTGCTGATATAAACCAACCTAAACTAAAAAGACTGATGTTTGTGTTTGTTAATAACCAAGCACCAAACATGGTAAAGAAAAAGGCAATCCATCTTGCCATAAGCACTTTCCATATTATGAAATGATGACTACTGCACCACCTCCACCTTGACCTGCTTCACCAACACCTCCATCTCCAGAGCCAGTACCTCCACCGCCTCCGCCATAAGAGCCACCTCCACCCCCATAAGAATGTCTTGTTGAACCAGAAGAACCTGCTTGACCACCATTGTTACCACCACCATTTGTAGCATTTACACCGACACCACCTCCAGAACCTCCAGAAGTATAACCAGTTCCTACTGAACCTATTTTTCCACTAATGTTTCCTCCATCAGCATCTAATCCTCCACTTCCTCCACCACCTGTGTAGTAAGTTGAAGAACCATTACCTCCATTACCAGATACAGCAGTATTAGAAGAAGAACCATCAGAACCTCCTCCACCTCCTCCTGCACCACCATTAGTACCATTTGAGCCATGTAAGCCATTATAAACTGTAGAACCATCATTACTTTCAGCAATTCCATTTGCACCTGTACCACCAGTTCCATTAGTATCTCCACCAGAACCAACACCACCTGCACCACCTGTACCTGCTTGTGATGTACTTACCCATGCACTACCACCACTTCCACCAGTAGCTTGTAATGTTGTAATTCCTGTTCCAGAAAAAGAAGAAGTTCCACCTGCTTGACCATTATGATTACTAGAATAACCAGATGAACCTTTACCACCTACTGTATAAGTATATGAACCTGTAGCAAGATTAGAAAAGACTTTGTAAGCCATTCCTCCACCTCCACCACCTGAACCACCAGATGAACCACTTGAAGTAGAACCACCTCCACCTCCACCACCAATTACATAAACTTTAACTGTTTGTGGAGAAGATAATGTAAAAGTACCACTTGATGTATAAATATTTGTAGTAGCATTAATTGTTAAAATTGAAAATTGTCTGTCAGAAGTTTTTCCTCCTGCTGTTGCTCTTATAGTAAAAGTATCTGTTGTGTTTGAACTTACTGTTGGGTGTGTACCAGTAATAGCACCAGTTGAACTATTTAAAGAACCACCACTAGGTAAAGAACCAGATTGAACCGAATAAGCAATTGTATCGCCATCTGCGTCTGTTGCTGAAACTGTAAATGAATAACTATCCCCCTCAAAACCACTTCCTAGTGAACCACTAGCTGTACTCCAAGTAGGTAAATTATCAACACTAATTGCATCTTCCCTAGTTGCAGTTAAACCAGAGTTAGCTGTTATTTTTACATCATAAGGTTCTTTTGAATTTACAAAACTATTTTTTGCGACAGTTGCAGTAATTTGAATAGCAGAATTTAAAGCAACAGAACTTGCATTAAAAGTTGTTCCATCATTTCCAATAAAAGTTACAGTTGTTCCACTGTCAAAATTTGTTCCTTGAATTACAAAATCTTGATTACCACCACTTGCACTTGCTACATCAGTTGGTGATACAGAAGAAATAGTAGGTGTTGGTGCTAAAGCTACAAATGCAGAACCATTATAACCTTCAAAAAATCCTGTAGTTGTATTATATCTATATTGACCAGTAGTAGAACCTCTTTGTGCTGTTGTTCCTGTAGCTA